CAGCTACGTAGACCGGCCCAGCGGACATTGCAGATGACTACGTAGCGAGTGCTGCAACACGGAGAAAATCTCATGGCGAGCACAACTTTCAGCGGCCCAGTCACCTCAACTAACGGTTTCGTAGGTGCTGTAACCGGCGACGTTACTGGCGGCATTACTGGTGATATTCAGGCACTTTCTGGTGCCGGTGCTGTAAGCCTGACCACCTTGATTACTGAAGTAACTACTGGCGCTGGTGCGGCAGCTCTTACTTTGGCCGATGGTACTGCCGGTCAGATCAAGATCATCACTATGGTTGTTGATGGTGGCGGCGCAGCAACCCTGACCCCTACCACTCTGGCTAACGGCTCTACCCTTACCTTCGCTGATGCGGCTGACACCGTAATGTTGGTATACAACACTACTGTTGGTTGGACTATCGTTTCTAACAGCGGTGTAGTTGTAGCTTAATAGGAGGTCGTAATGTCCTCTTCTGACATCAAAACCAAGCGTACTGATTCTGACGGCGATCTCGGCGTTGGCCCTGCTCGCATTCGTCAGGTTCAGGTACTTACCAATGGGACCGGCAATGGTCGCCTGACTATCAAGGATGGCGGAGCCAGCGGTGCGACGGTATTGGACATCGACTTTCTGACTTCAGATTCCCACTCCATCAACATTCCGGATTACGGAATTCGTTGTGCGTCGGGTATCTACATCAGTGCGCTGACCAATATCGATGCCTTGACCATCTTTTACAGCTAAGGATTTAACATGGCAGAGAAGAAAGGTATGCCGGGATTCAGCATGGAAGGCCGCGACAAGGAAGAAACTCGCCGCCTCAAAGCTGCAGCCGCTGGCACCATTATGAAAGATCAGCGTCGCAAGGCTAAAGAACGCGGAGCCTCTAAGGCCGAGCTTGACCAGCAAAAGCTTGATGATGAGATGAATATGGCTCGCATTAAGCATTATTCTGGCATGCGTGGTGAGACTGATCGCGGTCCGGACATGGGCATTCCAGAAGTACAAGACGAGATCGAAAAGATCTCTGCCGCTCCGTATAAACGTGGCGGCGCAGTCAAGTACAAATCTGGCGGCAAGGTTCGTGGTAACGGCTGCTGTGCTCGCCCTAAAAAGTGCAAGATGCGATAAATGGCTACTTCAGGTACGACCGCATTTAATCTCGATTTCACCGAGATTGCTGAAGAGGCATGGGAAAGAGCCGGACGCGAAATGCGTTCCGGTTACGACCTGCGCACTGCGCGTCGTTCAATGAACCTGATGACCATCGAATGGCAGAACCGTGGGATCAATATGTGGACGATCGACGAAGGCACGATAAGCCTCGTAGACGGCACAGCGACCTACAACTTGCCAGCCGATACCATTGATCTCCTAGAGCATGTAATCCGTACCAACTCTGGCAGTCAGACACTTCAGTCTGATCTGACCATCTCTCGCATCAGCGTATCGACCTATGCGTCGATTCCAAACAAGCTGACCGAGGGACGTCCGATTCAGGTGAAGGTGGACCGTGGCCGCGATAACCCCACGGTTACTGTCTGGCCGGTGCCGGACAACAATAACTACGTATTCAAATATTGGCGCATGCGTCGTATTGAAGACGCGGGAAGCGGCGTTGAAACAGCGGATATTAACTTCCGCTTTTTGCCGTGTTTGGTGGCCGGATTGGCGTATTACATCGCCATGAAGGTGCCGGAATTGGCAGAGCGCATCCCGATGCTGAAAGCAGATTATGACGAACAGTTTAATTTGGCCGCAGGCGAGGACCGAGAGAAGGCAACACTACGATTGGTGCCAAGAATCGGTAGGGCGTAACGATGAGTAACCGGTTCGCGTCCGGCAAAAAAGCGATTGCGGAGTGCGATGTATGCGGGTTTCGCTACAAGCTCCGTGAATTGAGAGATGTTTACGTAAAAGGTCGCAACACCCACATTAAGGCTTGCCCACAATGCTGGGACCCGGATCACCCGCAGTTGAAGTTGGGGCAGTATCCGGTGAGTGATCCGCAGGCAATCCGTGACCCACGTCCAGACTTTACTGGGTACGCAGAGAGCCGAGCATTGTACAACCCAGTTGAGGGCGTCCACGCGATCGCTACATTGGGTCGAGTAACGGTAACAACTTCATAGGAGTTATGACATGGCATGTGGCAAAAAGAAAATGAAGTGTGGCGGCAAGGTACACAAGATGGCGAAAGGCGGCGGCATTAAAGTCCGTGGCTGTGGCGCAGCTAAAAAAGGCACCAAGGCACGCGGCCCGATGGCATAAACCATGAACTACACCGAGCTGACAACTAACATTCAGGACATCACTGAGAATACGTTCACAGCGGATCAGCTCGCCATGTTCGTGCAGCAGGCCGAGCAGTTAATTTACAACACGGTTCAGATCCCGGCTCTTCGGAAAAACAGCACTGGTTCTTTGACTACATCGAATCAGTACCTAGCGATCCCGAGTGATTTCCTGTACCCGTATTCTTTGGCTGTAGTTGACGATGACGGTGAATACCATTATCTCGTCAATAAAGATGTGAACTTCATTCGCGAAGCCTATCCGACCGTTTCTGCTACTGGCCTGCCTAAGCATTATGCAATCTTTGACGATACTGCGTTTATTCTAGGGCCTACACCTGATGATACGTATACAGTTGAAGTGCATTATGGGTACTACCCAGAATCGATTGTCACGGCGGGTACGACGTGGCTAGGTGATGAATTTGATTCAGCCCTCTTAAATGGTGCTCTTGTAGAGGCTATTCGGTTTATGAAGGGAGAGGCGGATCTTGTACAGATGTACGAAAGTAGGTATGTAACTTCTGTAAAATTACTTAAGAACCTTGGTGACGGTAAGCTGCGCCAAGATACCTACCGTTCTGGGCAATTTAGAATGCCCGTAAGCTAAGGAGTAAAACATGGCGATCTCTCAGGCCCTATGCACGTCCTTCAAAGTAGCCTTGCTCAATGGCGAAATGGACTTCAGCAGCGACACCTCATTGACTTTCAAAGTTGCGCTGTACACCAGCTCAGCCACTCTGGATGCTACCACTACCGCGTATTCCGCCACGAATGAAGTTTCTGGCACTGGCTATACTGCAGGTGGTAATGCAATCACGATTTCTACCAATCCGACTTCTTCTGGTACCACTGCGTATCTGGATTTCTCGGACACCACGTGGTCTTCGGCATCAATCACTGCTCGCGGCGCATTGATCTACAACGCGAACGGCACGACCAACCCAGCGGTTGCGGTTCTGGACTTCGGTGCAGATAAGACTTCTACTGCAGGTGACTTCACGATTGTTTGGCCGACTGCGGACGCATCGAACGCGATCATCCGTATTTCGTGATGAGGCATAGTGGCTTCGTCGATTGAGTATGTAGGCTGGGGAACTGGCCCTTGGAGCCGAAGCGCTTGGGGGTCTAGTCCTGTCTATGTCTCTGTAGATGGAGTTTCAGCGGGGACTGCGCTAGGCGAAGAGACGATAGTCGCTGATGCGAATGTGTCCCCCACGGGCGTCTCAGGCGCTGCGGTATTGGGTGACATTTCTCTTGTTACCAACAACTACATCTCGGTTACCGGGTTTGCTGCGACCTCCGCGTTAGGGGATGAGTCTGTAACCGCAGACGCAAACGCCATCGTCACTGGAGTTTCTGGGGCGTCTGCGCTTGGTGATATTTCGCTTGTCACCAATAATTACATCCCGGTAACTGGATTTGCTGGAGCATCGGCTCTCGGTGAGGAATCGGTTGTCGCCAAAGGAAATACCTATCCGACGGGTGTTTCTGGAACTGCGGCACTCGGCACCATCGCCCTCATCACGAACAACTACATCTCCGTCACGGGCTTTGCTGGGGCTTCTGCTCTTGGGAATGAGTCCGTTACCGGCGATGCGAACGTCCCAGAAACTGGACTTGCTGGTGTTACGCAAGTTGGGACAGTCATTGCCCGCGCAGGGGCGAAGGTTCCGGTTACAGGTGTATCTGCCGTGGTCTATCTGAATTCTGTATTGGTTTGGGGTGAAATCGTGCCGGGACAAAATCCAAACTGGACTCCGGAAGACGATTCCCAGAATCCGAACTGGCAAGAAATAACCCCATTAGCTGCATAAGGAGTGACTAATGTTAACCGTGAATGAAGCCCGCGAAGTTGACGGGGTAGTCGAACCAAAATTTGAGGAGCGGGTTGTGTGCCGTAATTGCGGATATGATCTGGACGAATCCGAGATTGCAGCGGATACTTGTGCTGATTGTGGGGCTACCCTTAATTTGGCAAAACACGTTAAAATTTATGCAACTACCCTGCCCGGTTCCAAGGGCGACACGCTGGTTTAAGGATACGTAAATGGCAACTCAATATACTGACATTCTGAAATTAGCCCTCCCGACGACCGGCGAACTCTCGGGTACTTGGGGTGACGTTGTAAATGACAACATTACCTCGATGGTGGAGGAAGCCATTGCGGGCCTTGCAACGATCAGCTCTTGGTCGGCAAATTCACACACCCTGACCACTGCAAGCGGTACCACGTCAGAATCTCGTGCCGCAATGTTGGTGCTCACTGATGATGGCGCAGGAAATCCGTCTGGCGCAGCTACAGTCATCTGCCCTGCAAACAGCAAGCTTTACGTAGTCCGTAATGGCTCTGGGCAGACCGCCACGATCAAAACCTCTGCGGGGACCGGTATTGCCGTTCCGAATGGAGAAACCGCTTGGGTTTACTGTGACGGCACCAATGTCGTTGAGGCTGTAACCAATATCGTCAATTTCACTTCAAACAATGTGGATATTGGCGGTGGCGAGATCGATGGCACTCCGATCGGTGCAAACGCAGCGTCTACCGGTGATTTCACGGTTCTGACCGCATCTACCAGTTTAAACATCAATAGCTCCACCACTGTAAATGGGGTTATTGATGACGATTCGATGGCTACGGCTTCCGCTACGAAACTGTCCACCTCTGAGTCCATCAAGGCTTACGTAGACGCTCAGATCGGCGCAAATAACGATTTGTCCGAAATTCTGGCGAATGGCAACACGACCGGCGCGACAGACATTGTTGTGACCGCAGGTCAGAAAATCACCACCAATACGATCGATGAAACGACCGCAGGGTCCGGCGTCACGATTGACTCGGTTCTCCTGAAAGATGACACCGTAAACGCATCAGACGTAGAAACCACCTACCTGTCTGCAAATGACGGCACTCAGGCCGCATCCATTGAAAGCGGTACCGGCAAAATCACGCTGAGCAATGACCTTAAGGCTGATGTCATTGTCGAGAAGACTACTGACGCAGGCGTCACCATCGACTCCGTACTGCTCAAAGACGATGTGGTCAATGCGACCGACATTGAAACCGGGTCCATCTCTGCAAACGACGGCACCGCCTCTGCGACCATTGCCGACTCCACGGGCGTGATGACCATTGCCTCTTCGGTCCTGACCACGACGGACATCAACGGCGGCACGATTGATGGTGCAACCATTGGCGGATCTTCTGCTGCGGCTATCACTGGAACGACCATTACTGGTACATCTTTTGTTTCGTCTGGGGATATGACCTTCGGCGACAACGACAAAGCCATCTTCGGTGCTGGTAGTGACTTACAGATTTACCATGATGGTAGTAATAGCATTATTGACGAGCAAGGTACGGGAAATCTTTTTCTTAGAGGCAGTGCTGCAATCAGATTGCAAAGATACGATGGGACAGAGAATTTCTTAACTTGTGACCAAGATGCTGCTGTAACTTTGTATTACAACGGTGCATCTAAACTCGCCACAACCAATACAGGCATTGACGTAACAGGCACGGCGGTCACTGACGGTTTAACCGTAGCAGGTAACGTGTCTGTCGATGGCGGCACAATCAAGCTAGATGGTAACTATCCTGTTGGTACAGGTAACGTAGCGTTGGGTGATACGGCGTTAGATGATGCAAGTTTGACTGGCGGTTATAACACTGCTATTGGCGGTTTAGCATTAACAGCAAATACAAGTGGACAAGAAAACGTAGCTGTTGGTTATAATTCTTTAGTAGCTAATACTACAGGTCAATATAATTCAGCTATGGGTCAGGCAGCTTTAGCTGCTAATACAACTGGTAACAACAATACTGGTCTTGGTAGACAAGCATTACGTTTTAATATTACTGGTGGTAATAACATTGCTGTTGGCTTTCAAAGTTTATATAACAATGATTCGACAGGTAACGTAGCGATTGGTTATACAGCAGCTTATTCAAATACTTCTGGCGCACAAAACGTAGCGGTAGGTCGAGTAGCTTTATACAGCAACACAACAGCTTCTAATAATACCGCTATCGGCGATGCGTGTTTATATGCTAATACAACTGGTGCAAATAATGTAGGTTTAGGAACTCAAGCCTTACGCTTCAACACCACAGCAATAGGCAACACTGCTGTTGGCTATCAGGCAGGATTTAATAATACTACTGGCAGTAGGCTCGTAGCTTTGGGATATTCTTCTGCATATAGTGTTACGACAGCAACACATAGCACAGCAGTAGGCTATCAGTCACTAAGAAGTACTACGACAGGAATACACAATACTGCTGTAGGCGATAACTCTTTATATACCAATTCAACAGGTCAATATAATACTGGCTTAGGCTCTCAAGCACTTTTCTCAAACACCACCGCATCCAACAACACCGCTGTTGGTTATCAGGCTGGGTATAGCAATACGACTGCCGCAGATAGTGTTTTTGTTGGGTATAGAGCAGGACGAAACAGCACTGGTGGTTCTTGTGTAGCGATAGGCCGTGATTCTTTGTATTCAAATCAAGGAACAGCAAACATTGCAATTGGTTTTGATGTTCCCGGCGTTGTTTCTGGTGCAACATTAGCCTCAAACACAACTGGTGTGCGAAACACTGCTGTTGGTGGCTCTGCTTTATATTCAAACACCTCTGGTAGCTATAACACCGCTCACGGTGCGGCAGCACTCTACTCCAACACCACCGCCTCCTACAACACGGCTGTTGGTTATCAGGCTAGTTACAGTAATACTACTGGCATAAATAACGTGGCAGTCGGTTATCTAGCATTAGCTAATAGTACCACTGCAAACTTCAACGTAGCAGTTGGTAAAGGAGCTGGCAGTAATATTACTACGGGTAGCTATAACTACTTAGTAGGTCGTGATACTGGTGGGTCTATAACTACTGGTATATTTAACCACGGCTTTGGTGTGGACTGTCTTGCTACAGTTACTGACGGTGGCTACAACGTAGGTATGGGTTCTAGTGCTTTACGCTACACTACAGGTAGTCAAAACACTGCGGTGGGCCAGCAAGCTGGTAAAGAGATTACCACTGGCTCTAAAAACACCATCTTAGGTCGCTACACCGGCAACCAAGGTGGCCTCGACATTCGCACCAGCAGCAACAACATTGTGCTGTCGGATGGGGATGGGAATCCGATGTTCCTTGCTAGAGCAAATTATACGACTGCCATTGGTGATTGGTATACCACAACTGGATCGCATAGAATAAATCTTAAAGTATCGCAGGGTAATACAGTTCTTGTTGTATCAGGTTATAGCGGATCAAATGCGGATATAGCGCAGTTTTCCGCTATTGACCAAGCTAATTACAATGGAGCAGCTACTGCCCTAAAAATAGGAAGAAATAGCTCAACCGGAAGATCAATAAACGCTGGCGGCACTGTCAACGCTAGTGGCGCCGACTATGCTGAATACATGGTAAAAGCTGGTAATTTTAATATTGCTAAAGGTGATATTTGTGGTATTGATTCTGAAGGTAAATTAACAAATGTATTTGCTGATTCTATTTCGTTCGTTATTAAATCCACCGATCCGTCTTATGTCGGCGGTGATACTTGGTTTGTGGATCGCCCTAAAAACGAGGATAACGAAGATATAACTGAGGGCGAAGAGTATGACGCTTGGGTAATTGCGCAAGAAACGGCAAGACAGCAAGTAGACCGTATAGCTTTTTCTGGTCAGGTACCTGTTAATGTTACAGGAGCAACTTCTGGTCAATATATCGTCCCAACTGACGACAACGGAACAATCAAAGGTATTGCGGTAAATGAAACTGATATGACATTGAGTCAGTACATGAAATCCGTTGGTAAAGTAATTGCCATTGAAGAAGATGGCAGAGCAAAAGTTATTGTTAAGACCGCATAACTCAACAGTCTAGTAAGGAGAAAACCATGTCTGAAGAAATCACCGCAGAAGAAATTGCACGGCATTATCAGGCCGCACTCGATTCGGTCAACCTCATCAACGCAGGTCAGCCGGAAGGTATGGACGATGACGAGTGGGCAGATACCCTGTCCCGCAATAAAGAGCATCTGAACATCATGCTGGTAAAAGATTTCTGGACGAATGAGGACTTGGCTCCACTTCAGGCTGCGGCTGAATAACTATGGCTAAAGAAAAAGATCCTAAACTAACTCGTGCAGGTGTCTCTGGCTATAATAAGCCTAAGAGAACACCTGATCACCCCACTAAGAAATTCGTAGTGGTTGCTAAAGAAGGTGACACTACTAAGTTAATTCGTTTTGGTGATGCTAAGATGACCATTAAGAAAGATCAACCTGAACGTAGGAAGTCTTTCCGTGCTCGTCATAAATGTGATACCAATCCACCGAGTAAACTAAGTGCTCGGTATTGGTCCTGTAAGAAAT